TGCTGGAGTTTCTATTTTCTTCTGTACTTTCCACGGCATTCTCATTATCTAATCCTTCACTGTATTTGTTTTTGAAAAAAATTTTTGCTAACCTAGACTGTTGAAGTTCTCTGCGAACTTCTTTTATTTCTTCGTCTATTTGCTTACAAGTTTTAATCATTTATTTTCTTTCTGCCCATGTTGTACTTCGCCTCAAGAGCCCAATCAGATTTTTCCTTGTGGTTAATAATCTTTATTTGACTCATAGAAGCAAGTGGTTCTTTTATTCGTTCTGAATCTACAACCTTCAACAAACCCCAATCCTGCAGAAGCTCAGCAATCTTATTTCTACGACCCTTATCTTCTTCTGAAAAATTGGAAGGCTTACCATCGATAGCAAACATTTCCTTAAAATGCACGATGTAATACTTGCCTTGCTTATGGAAAATGTGGCAAGACTGGTATAATTTTTTCTCTTTTCTTGAAGCTACGCCAATACGAGTTAAAGTTTCTTTGATCTTAAGAAAGTCTTCTTCTTCGCCAATTTTCACCTCAATTAAACTATCCAAAACATTCATTTAACTCCACCTTTTTCTAATCTTCTTTTTATTATTTCAAGTTGAGAATCAGTCAAAACTCGTAACGCAGCTTTAGATTTGACTGTATTGTATTTATAATATTCAGAAATTAGTGCGAGTTTCTCGGCTTCTTCCTTTTGTTCCTTTTCGAGTTGCTTGTCTCTTTCAGTTTTCTTAGAACCAAACCGTTTCTTTTTACGAACGCTGTAGAATAGATAATCATAATGCATTTGATCAGTCAGATGATAATTGAGGTTCATCTCGTTTGCATGCATAATTGTTTCAAGATGATTGGCCAAAGAAGTGTTGGTACGCCACTTCTCGTACTTAAACTCCTGCTTTTCTAGATCAATCGGCTCTTTACCAGAGTTAATACTATTTTCAAACCTCCAGTCGTAGGCGAGTTTCTTGGCCTTTTCAGGCTCGCTTGCTTCTGGTTTTCTCTTCTGTAAGGTTACATCTAAAAACATCATTCACCAAACTTGTGGAATAAAATTGTTTGAAGTCTTAACACATCCAACACAACGTCATGCCTTGGATCATGCTTTACATACTTACCTTCAGCCTCAGGAGGAATAAAACTATCCTTGATGTCTGCTCCATAAGTTAACCCCATAATGAACGACTTAGTATCACGTACCTTCCACCAATCGTAGGGAACTGGTTGAATAAAATCTTTAGAAATGCTCTGTACGATAACAGGATCAAACGTGTTGTTTCTAGTAAAAACAAACTTATTTTTTTCCCGATTAAACTGAGATTCCAACCAAGGAATGAGAGTGTTGATAGTGTAATCCTCAGGAGAAGGCTTGATAGAAGCACGAGCTTCCTTAGATTGTTGTGCCCACCAATCCAGAGTGCTTTGTTCAATCTTACGATTCCAACGCTCGACCTGATCCTTTACGCTGAACTTTCTGAACTGAACTTTACCGAGTAGTTCCTCATAGGTATACCCATTTGATTCTACAACATCCATACTGAAAACAAGAGAAGCGCATGATACAACTGCAGCATCTATCGGATTTTGTGATAGGGTTTCAAAATCAAAAATAAATGCATCAGACATCAGGCAAACTCCATCTCAAGCATAACCTCGACGAGAAACGCCGTAAAGTTAATTTCTACGTTTGCGGCGAACGAGTTTTGGTACTGATACTTAGCGATCAGCAGAACGAGCGCAGGAATACAACGCGGAGTAAAATAATCAGAAGCTGTTTCATAGAACTCATTATACAGAACATTAACGTCTGTATCAATGTTGTTCTTTGTCCACTTACGAATTTCAGTAAAGTTCTTGTCCTTCATAAGTTGAACAAGTTCCTTGATACTAGACTGTTGGAGATTAGCAAGGATACCACTGTCAATCTTACCCGTTGCCGAATAACGCTGAAGTTCGTTAAGGACTCGGCGCCAATCAGGAAAGTACTTCTGGATAAGCTGAGCAACAGCTGCCTTATCAAACTCGATGTTTTCAGATGTAAGAATAATCTCAACTCGCTTCATAAACTGCATAGCGAGCTTGACCATATCCTTCTTACTGATCTTGAAGTCTACAACAGAACACCGGGAATGTAATGGCTCGATGATTCTGTTCTTAAAGTTACATGTGAGAATGAACCCACAATTCCTGGAAAACTCCTCCATGAAGTTACGGAGGGCTGGCTGTGTGGAGTTGGCGTTAAGATAGTCAGCTTCGTCAAGGATAACATATTTTCGCCCACCACTGAGAGAAACAGATGAGGCGAAGTTGAGGATTTCATTTCGAAGCGTGTCGATGTTACCATTCATAGATCCGTTAATTACAATATAATCACAACCCAGTTGTTCCAACATAGCACGAGCCACTGTAGTTTTACCAACGCCAGCCGTACCAGATAGAATCAAATTTGGGATATTCTTTTGATCAACAAACTGTTGAAAGGTCGCCTTTAGATCGACCGGAAGAATAGCGTCCTCAATAGTCTTAGGACGATACTTTTCCACCCACAAAAACTCTTCGTTCATTAAATAATCCTTCCAGTTTTAAGATAAATGGGAAGCCAAACACGACCTTGATATTTCGCCCAGCACGAAATACACTGTTCGCGAACTTGTTCGCCCATTCTTTTAAACTTATTCAGTCTACTTTCAGAAACGCAATAAAATTCATGAACGTATTTTTCTTCACCACAACAATTACACTTTTTTGTAGCAACTTCTGGTCCAAAAATGGTCTGAATAACTAAAGGATTAGGAATCCGCCTTTTCATTTCACATTCTCCATAATAACAAAAGTAAGGGGAGCCGAGCTCCCCGTTCAATTTAGAAAGTAGAGCTTTGTTCGACTGCGATCCAGTATTCAACATCCTTACCAGAAAAATGCGAAATACCACGAGAACTGATAGTTACTTCGTAATCCCCAGGGATAATCTTGATATTGTCAGACCTAAAGATTGCCTTGAAAGTCTTATCAGTATCTCCGATGTTGATGGAATAAACATCACCGCTAGGATTCTTGCTGTCAGCAGCCTGAAGGAAAACATTGCGACCATCACCAAAAACAACAATCTCAGGAAGCCCGAGAACGCCAGCAGCCTTTTCAACATCCTTGAGATGTTCGTTAGTCAATGCGAAAGAAACGTCAACCGACGGAAGATTGATTTCCTTATCGGGTGCCTTTGTAATAGTAGTTTCATCGGCGTAAGTATACTGGGACTTTTTGTTACCATCAAAAATTTCAACAGACTTATCGCCAAACTTCAACTCTGGATCATTGAACAAACTAACTGTTGAAATGAAACGATCAAGATTATAAATCGCAAATCTCTTGCTAAAATCCGTCTCAACCTTGGCCTTTGCCATGATTGTTTTGGAAGGCGAGATAGTCTTTAAAACATTACCTTCCTGAATAACAATAGATGGATTGATCTTTGCGAAGTTCTTGAGAACATTCACAGTATTTGTAGAAATCTTCATTATATATTCTCCTCAATAATGATAATACGAAGTATATTATTTTTGACATATAATGTCAATTGTTTATTTCTTCTTCTTTAGTGCACCAGGATCAGCTGTTGCACTTGCTCCAATAGAAGCAAGATCAGCAAGTGAACCACCAAAGATGTATGTACCAACATGCTGCATCTTCATCCATGGACAGAACCAAGTCTTAAGGCCAATTTCCTGAGCCTTCTGGCAGAACCAATAATCTTCTGAAAGATAACGCTTTGACTTAGGATCAATTTCAGCTGGGAAAGCCATCATAATTTCACGAGAACCATCAAACGCTTCAGTTCGAACGTGATCAGGACGATACATATATTGCGGATAAGAATCAATAAACTTCTTTAAAGCTTTCTTAGTTACCATCATAAACCCTGTACCAATCTCAAGAACTTCGCAAGGTTCGCCGATTTGAATGCTGCCCTGACCGTTCTTAGGATTAAACACATAATCGCCAACGAACTTCTCAAGAACGTTAGGATCTTCGTCGGCAACACCCTTGTCTACAGCATGCTTAATCTTTTCCCAGCTGATACACTTCTTAGGATATGGGCCACCAATAATGTCATACTTTTCTTCTTCATTAGCTTGAAGAGCCATAAGAGCAATAACATCGTGAGGGTTGAACCCGATGTCTGAGTCAATAAACATTAAATGCTCAGCTTCGCTACGCATAAATTCATCAACGCAGTAGTTACGAGCACGAGTAATCAAAGACTCGTTGAATAAGAAATACATTTGAAGGGGAATACCGTTCTGAGCACAAATAGCTGACAAATCAGCTATTGATCTGGCAAACATGCCAGCACATTGTCCACCATACATTGGCGTTGCTACAAACAGCTTTCTCTTTTGTAGCTTTCCAATTTCAATCTTAATTTCCATTATTTCTCATCCTTATAATGATCCACGTAAAGGCACATGAATATATAGTGCAGCGCCTTCATCAAATCTTTTTTATTGTTACCGTTTTTCTTACCATATCTCCAAAGATACTTGATAGCTGTGTTACGAAACGTAGGAGTAGAATCTCCTAAAGCAATCCATGCATCAAAACACTGTACATCATTTTCAGTTTTATAATGTTGCCCATATGTCTTATCTATATATAGCTGAAGATCTCGCATAATCTGATCTTCGCTATACTTATACGAAATTAAATTTTGCGATTTACAATCGCAATCGTTTAAACAATTACAAGTCATTAAATCACCCAAAAAATTGGTCGAGAGTTGAACCAGCTGGTTGTTCCTTACGAGTATCACGTAGGCGAAGTTCAGCATGACCAGTAGTTTCACGAATGTACATTGTACAAAGACCAGGAAACCTCTCAACAAGATTTTCGGCAGATCTAAGAATACGTTCAGTGGTACGTGTAACCTGCATCCCGCCTTCTTCAGTGTAATACTTTGACTTCACAGTAATATCGTCAAGGCGAACTACCTTACCATCCTTCACATAATGCTGAATAGAACGCTCAAAATCTTCCTTATCATCTAAGAGAACTGTGAGATCAGAGTCATGACGATTAATCAAACCCCAACAAGAACCGATACAATAATAAAGACCAACAGCAATACGGTTCTTCATAAACATAGGATTGGCAGCAGCATAAATGCCAAATAGATATGCGCCATTATCTTCGCAAGCCTTAAACCCGCGAAGTATAACTTCTTCTTCAAGATTAGTTACAGGAAGCATAGTCTTATCGTCGATCTTTTTAAAACATTCCTGCAGGTCATCATCGAAATTCATAACGTATGTACCCTCAGGATAATACTTCTGAGTAAATCGACGGATAGCTCCGATACCAACTTCACCAACAACGAACTTCTTATATGGAGTATCCTTAAGTTCCTTGGTATAAATGTCATACTCTTCCTGATCTGCAACAAAAATAGTTACCAGATCAGGATTAATATTATGCCGAGTCAAAAGAGACAGAGTCTTTTCCTTAAGAGGTTTAGATCTCTTATAGGAAGGAATAGCAATTTCATAATTCATATTAAACCTCAGTTAAAAAAATCTTCTAGGCTCGCAGCTTCTTCCTTAGCATAAGGATCTGGCATATTGTGAGACTTCATATAATCATACCATTCCTGCTCCTCCCACATTCCAGGAGAAACGCCATTCCAAAGCGGACGCCAGTATTTATGCGACTTGTTCGCACGACGCTCTTCAACATACTGCTTACGAAGAGATTCGTATTCCCAAGACTTAAGATCGAGCATAGCTTCACGGAAATAACAGACAAGAGAAATACGTTCAGCCTTTTCGTGGTTCAACTTAATCTCTGTATTACCGTGGATAATTTCATGATTGTTCACTAGAAGAAGATCGCCAGGACGGACATTAACAGCAACGCGATACTCAGGGAATACAAGATATCCTCCGGTATATTCACCATCGCCCAAAACAAGGAGATTAGAAAGTCCTTCATTTAAATCTCCTGCGTCTCTGTGACAAGCTGTACGGAAAGACTTGTTCACAGTAATAGTTGTAAATACGGTTTCAGGGACAAGGAAGCGCGGATCCATCTTATCGGCAGCCACCTTTTGATTACTCCAACGCCAAGGAAGAAGTTCCTTAAAACCACGATTTAATGACTGAAGAAACGGATAAGCTTTGGCAAAAAGCTCTGGGTGCTTTTCAGTATAGGAAGTTGCACGACCATAAGGAATACGTGGGTAACGATCATACCAACCAGCAACACCAGAAAACACAGACTTGGCGTAGTTAGTTGTAGACGCCCACTTCTCGGCAATCGTGCGAGCTTCGGTAGCAACTTCTTCCTTTGGCTTGTTGCTTAGACCATCGACCCACTTATCGAACCAACCGTGATACTCATGATAAA